TGGTCGTCGCATCGTCGTAGATCGCGCCGATCAGCGCGGACATGTTCGTTCCGCCGGTACGGGCGAACTCCAGTTGCAGACGCTCCAGCTCGCCGACCCCGATCGAGTCCGACACCGGCGGGAGCTTCACCGTCTTTATCAGTGCGGTGTCGCGGCGGGACACGTGCAGGTTCGCGTCGTAGGCGCGGAACCTCGCCGTGCGCCCGGTGACGGTCAGCTCCGCCACGTCGATCCGGTTGTTCGAGAACATCCGGTCGGGCAGGAGTTGGTTCAGGGTCAGGTTGGCGGGCAGCGGCACCTGCCGGACGAACTCGGTGAGAGCGTCCGGGGTGACCGGCCCGTCGAAGACGATAGCCATGGGTGTGTTGCCTTTCTCGGGCCGGTCAGGCGGCGAAGTAGAGGAACTTGAGGTCGGTCTGCCCGTCGTCGTCGATGTAGCCGCGGGCCGTCGTCGCGTTCGTGGAGTTGAACGGCAGATGCGCGACAGAGATCACCGCGTTGTAGACGACGAAAGCCGCCCCGACCTTCGTCAGGGCAGTCCCCAGCGGGTTCAGCGCCCGGACCGAGCCGAACAGGATCCCCCCGGCGACCTGCCTTCCGTCAGTGGCGGTGTCGTCGTACGGACCAAAGACAAGAGCGCCGCCGGTGGACTGCGCGGTGATCGGCCCCACGACAGTGCCCGACGGGATGTAGCCGTTGGGGTAGTGGACGGCCTGCGTGAACGCGGCCAGGGACAGGACACCACCGATGGTGTAGGCGGCGTCAGGGTCGGAAACCAGCCATGACCGATCCTCGGCGGTGTACGGCTGAGTGAATACTCCGATGTCGGTCAATGGAGTTTCCTTCGTTTGAGTGGATTAGGTACTACGCCTGCTTCTTGTCGAGCCCGAACCGGCGCTGAGCCTCCGCCAGGCCCGCTTCGCGGCCGGTGAGTTTCGTTCCCTCGCGGGTGCCCTGCCCGTGGGCAGTGGGGCCCGTGCGGGCCTTCGGGGCGAGCGCGTTGACCTTCCGGGCGACGCGTTCGGTGTCTACCTCGCCGTCGTCGTCGAGGTACCGGGCCATGTCGAGGTCTTCGGTCAGCTCCGCGATCTGCTCGGCGGTCAGCCTGCCGGCTGCCTGCGCGCGGAACTCCGCACCGACGAGACGGGGTGCGGCCTTCCTGTTGGCCTCCGCCAGCGCCTCCTTGCGCGCGGCGGCCTTGGCGGCCTCGACGGCAAGTTCCTGCTCGGTTTTGCTTGCGGCGGCCAGCTTGTCGTACTGGTCGGCGCGTGCCTTGACCTCGTCGTAGTCGGCGTACTTCTTCGCCCGCGCCTCATGCTTGCGGGACTGTGTCTTGTAGTAGGCGGCCTGCTGTTCGGCGGTCATCTCCGCGACCGGCGTGTCCTTCGGGAACCCCGTTTCGGGGTCCTTCGGCGGGTCACCTTTCGGCGGGTCCGGGGGTGGCTCGTCCTCGGCACCGAGCACCGGCCAGATCGGCAGGCCGGCCCTTGTCAGGCCGAGTGCGCGTAGACCGGTGCGGGGGTGGATCAGGACGTCGGGCATGTTCGCTCCCATGTCGGGACGGGTGGAGGCCCATAGCGGGCAGCCCTCGGCGGGGGAAGACGTCGAGGGAAGTCTCAGCGGCCCGCAGCGGCCCTGTCGGCGCGGACCTGCGCCGGTGAGCGCCAATGGTCCTTCTCGGCGCGGAGCTGCGGGCCCAGTTCGGCGTGCTGATGCACCGTGTACCGGGTGCGTTTCAGATCCGCCGCACCGGTCGAACCGGCCGCGGCGTACATCGTTTTCAGGTCTTCGGTGTTGATGACGCTGCCGGGATCGTCCGACCCGTATATCGGTGTCGGGACACACTTGCAGCGCGCATGGATCGGCATCAGGTCCGCGACGTGGTAGACCCGGTGCGAGGCGACCACGCACAGCCCGCAGGTGCCGCCGGCCGACAGTTCCGGATGGATCACCCGCCGGTAGCCCGTCGCGCGACGGGCGAGCATGAACGCCCGCGACTGGTGCTGCATCGCCAGGTCCATGTCCGTGCCGACCATCACCGCGGCCCGCTCGACGACCCGGTCCAGCACCTGCTGGTCCCCCAGGCCCTCCGACCGCAGGTACCGGTACTGGTCGGCCAGCCGGCCGTACGCGGCGTCGTGAGCGATGCCCTGCCGCAGCCCGTCCACGCCGATCGCGCCGACCGGCCGGACCGGGACACCCCTGATCGCGCTGGCGACCCGCGCCAGGTAGGCGTCCGTCGTCGAAGCCATCGCCCGCTGCGAAGACTCCACCAGCGCCGCGACGGCCCTGGCGAAGACGGTGATCGCGGCCGTGTCGTACCAGCCGGTGAACTTCCGCACCGCCTCGATGATCGCGGCGACGATTGCGGCGGTCAGCGACTCCCGCGCCGCCGACTGCGCGTCGACCAGTTGCGGCACCGACGCAGCGGCCACCTACGCCGCCGGTGCCGGGACCGGCCGGACAGGTGACGGCCCGGGAGGTGGCGGGGCCTGCACGGCGGCCAACTGCTGCGCGAACACCATGTCATCGGCGCGCTGCGACAACGCCACCGCGACCTCCTGCGGGGTCAACTGCCAGATCAGGCGCATCTTCTGCTCGAACGGCAGGCCGACCGCCTGCGCGTCGGCCGTCGCGCGCTCCGCCAACGAATACCGCTCCGCCGGGACCCAGTCGACCATCAGACCACCCAGGTCCGCCCGCGCCTCGTCCCCGGCGAACGCGAACGCCAGACTCATCACCCGCGCCCACGCCCGGCCCGCGATCCTCGACCGGTCCTCGCACTTGAAGACCAGGCCCTCACGCTGCAACTGGGCACCCTCCGCCGACTGCATCGCCGCGTCCGGCGTGAACATGCTCAGCGGCGTCCGGGTCACCGCCGCCAGGTGCAGCACGTCGTCCTTCACCGACTGCAATATCCCGGCCAGATCGACCTGGCCGGACTCCCAGATCTTCGCCCCCGCCGGCAGCCGCCACAGGGCACCCGGATCCGCCGAGAACAGGTCGTCGTAGTCGATCGGCGTACCCGCATCGTCTACGTCGGGGAGATCGTCGGCGTCGTTGATCTCGATGGCCCGCTGCCGGAACGCCTGCAACGTCGCAATCACTACCCGCTGCAAGATCACGTGGTTGATCCGGTTCAACAGGTCGAGATGGAGCTCGAACTCACCGCGGTTGTCGCGGTTACCGAACCGGACCACCGGCACGGCCTGCACGTCGTAGGTCTCCGACAGGTTGCTGTCGAAGGAGAACGCGCCCGCCTGAAAGGTCACCGGCGTGTACACCGGGGCGTCGATCAGGCCCCGGTTCGGCTGCGTCGCCCGCCGGGGGTGGGTCCCGACCCACATCTGACCCGGCAGCCACAGGTAGGCGTAGTCCATGTCGTCGGCGTCGTCGTGGAACAGCTTGAACGCCGCCACCGTCTTGCGCGTCACCGGATTCTCGGCGGTGATGACCTGCCGCGGGTCCTCCGCCCGGATCAGCGGCGCCGCGCCGTCGTCGGGGGCCATCCCCACCGACGCGTAGCCCACCCCGAACGTCCCCATGTACCGGTACACGTCGGTCTGGTCGACGTCAAGGTCGTTTGCCGCCCAGATCGCCGACGCCTGCCGGTCGCCGCCGTCGTCCTGCGCGACCGCCGTCCGGATCGAACGGACCGCCATCCGCTCCGTCATCGCCTGCACCGTCAGATCGGCGAAGTTCGTCCGCGCGATCTGTTGGAAGCGGTAGAACGCCGACCGGACGTTCACCGAGCCCATCGCCAGCGGCGGCACCCCGCGCCGGTAGTCGTCCAGCTGGGTGTAACGCCGCTGCACCGCGCGGAGCCTCGTCGACAGCCGCTGCATCCACCAGCCCGGCGAGCCCTGGGTGCTCACATCGATCATCGGGCCCCCTACCGGATCCGGGCAGGGACAACCCGCCGCTTCGAGATGCCCAGCCCGGCCGCCAGCGCATCCAGCCGGCCTTGCCAGGCCAGCACCGCGGCCACCGCAGCGTCGATCTTCCGAGGCGAATCCGGGAAGTCCTTCGAGATCTGCAAACCCGAACGCGACGGCCGGCGGCGGGCGTTCAGCATGTGCCGGGTCAACGCCGACGACCCGTCGTGGGTCAACTCGACCTCAAGAACCGCCGAATGGAACTGCTCCAGGGCGCGGACCACCGCACCGGAGCGGCCACCCGTCATCCACCACTCGATCGGATGGTCACGGGTGGCCTTCACCTTCAACACCCTGCTGTACGCCGCCTCCCACGCCGCCACGTACGTCTCCCACTTCGCCGGGTCCGCGTAGAACCCGACCACCGTGAACCGCGCGAACGCCTGCCGCACCGCAGCGTCGACCTCGACCACCGGCACCTGCCAGCCCTGCCCGGCCACCCCCGTCGGCTGCTCCCACACCCCCAGTTCGAACAGGTGACCGTCATGCACCCGGCAGCCGATCAGGGCCGTCGCGTCGGGCACACCCCGCGTACGGGACCGCGACCCGTCGAACCCCAGGGTCACCACATCCCGGTCGGCGACCACCCGCGTCGCATCCAACGCGGCCGCCCACTCCGGCTGCGCCAGCCACGCGCCGGTCGCCGACGACACCTGGTTCAGGTAGTACCGCCGGGCGTCCGCCGGGTCCGTGCCCAGGTCGTAGATCTCCGCGACCAGCCGGTCCACATCCACCCACGGGCTGTCCGCGTACAAGCCCGTCAGCCCCGCCCTCAGGTCGGCCTCGTCGGACAGGTCCCGGACGTCGGCGGACGGATGCCAGCGCAGCACCCCGCCCGCCCGGGTGCGGCCCTCCGCAGCCTTGTCCGCGTACTCCGCGGTCAACTGCGCCACCGACTCCTCACCCGGAACCCAGGTGTTCGTCGTCTCCAACGACCGGCCGCCCATCTTCGCCAGGTTCCGCCGGATCGTCGACGCCAGCCGGTGCCCGCCGTTCACCCGCGACCACAGGTGGGTCTCGTCCAGGATGGCCGCAGTCGATCGCTGCCCCTCCCGCGAAGGCGCCGACGCGGTCACCGGCTGCAGATACCCCGACCGGGTACGGACCCGCGTCAGACCCAGGTCCAGGCCCGCGATCCGCTCCGCCGCCGGACCCTCCCGCAGCATCGACAAGACCAGGCTCATCGTGTTGTCGGTCTGGTCCTGGCTGACCGCCGCCAACTGCACCCACGATGAGGGATGCGGCCGGCCCACCGGCTCACCCGAGGCGTTCCAGCCGTCGAACCGCACCGGCCCCGCCAGCTCGCAGCACGACAGCGCCGCCGCGACCGGGGACTTCCCCGCGCCCTTCGGCAGGACCAGCTGGCCCCGCCGCCACAGCCAGCCGCCCTCGTCGTCAACCGCGTACCACCACGACACGTACCGGGCCTGCGACACCCGCCACTGCCACGGCTGCCCCGAATAGTCACCGTCGGGCTGCGCCAGATCGGTTTCCGACCACGCCAGCACGTCCGGGGCCAGCGTCGGCACCCCGTGGTCCTGTGGCCAGCCAACCGGCAACCCGTCCGGCCCGGCCGGAAGGGCGCTCAGCCGGTCCGCTTGCGGTCCCACCGGGCCCGCGCCGCCGCCCGGGCCTGCTCCGAGTCACGGGCGGCCTTCTGCGTCGCCTGCGA